TCGCTTCATATACTGTCAGCGTAGATGTGGCCCCTGTGAGCTGTCCACGAACTACGCCGTGGAACTTAGCCTTGGCGAACGTATCCATTCGGAAGTATTCACCGGCAATGCTCGTTGCGTTGTCGCTAGGCTTAATGCCGCAATCTACTTTCACGCCTTCTCTAATCATGTGCATATTAGTTCTCCTCGCCCGTTAGGGATTGACTTCTCTCTATGCGTCTGTCAGTTCGATGAACGGACTCACAGTGTTCGTACCGTCTTGGAGCGTGAGTACAGAAGTGATCCACGGCTTTGCATCGTCGTAGTAGCTAACCTTCAACGTCTCTTCGCCCTTCTTGAATCCGAGGATTCCCATGTCGCTCTTGACCGTTGCGCCCATTCCAGGCTTTCGCATGTAGTAGTCAAGGTTAATCAAGCGCAGATCGCCTTGAGTTCCAAGCGTCGGGCTGATCTCGTTGAAGAAGATCGGAATGCCCATCAACGTAGGAGTAGGAATACCATCGCGGGCATTGTCAGCCCAGATCAGCTTTCCTGATCCATCTGTCAACGTCATCAACTGAGGGAGCATGGTTACTCGCTGGCAAGCCCATACAAATCGACCGCCACCGTTCGTCATTTGTCGTGAGATCATGTTAACAAGGTCGATGTAGTTGACCTCATCATCCACACTACGAGCAATGGAGATCATCGCCGGACTGGATGCGAATCCCTTAAATTCTCCCGCGCCTGTTCCTGTTTGGATCTTGTCATCGCGATAGGCAAGGATCGCGCCATTGATAAGAGGCTGCATCATCGAACCCATCTGCGGAGTATTCGCGCTAGACTCTTCCGAGACAGTCCAGAATACGCCAGTCTTCTCAGGCTTGAAGGTCACCGTCATGATAGACGGATAAGCTGTCTCGGACAGATCGGCAAGTTCCTTAGCCGAATAGACAGCAACGCCGCCATAGATGCCCTTCGATCCAGACTGATCGAATGCGTTGAACGTGAATTCGGCATTCGGTGGATCGGTCGCCGGAAGGTTACGAATCAAGCTAGACAGCCATTGCTGATTAGGCGGAATCTGTAGAAGCTGATCTGAGAACTGAGGGCGCATCCAGAAGCCGCCACCAATACCAGTCAGAGTGCTAAGTCCACGCCGCTCAATCTCGCCCTTGTGCATCTTCAGTAGACGCTCAGGAACTCCCATACCACCAGCACCACACGAACGAACTTCGGCAAGCATCTCATCGAGTCCGCCTGGTTCGTTGCCGTAGCCGTAGTCTTCCTCGCGTGAACCCTCTTCCACAGCAGCGGGCGCGTTACGTTCCTGAATCGCAGCCGTGAGCTTAGTCTCAAGAGCATCAATCTTCTCATCGCGCTCTTCCTTGAATGCCTTCACGTCGCCGGAGATCTCTTGGATACGCCGATCGACTTCCTCTTTCACCGTTGCTGGAATGTCTCCCAGCGAATCGCCAATGCCCTTGATCTTGACATTCAACTCTTCAAGTGCCCGTTGCTCCGCACTCATTTCCGTCTTAGTTTCCTCAGCCATCTCGATCACCCCTCATGGTTTTCTCTATTACGCCTTGGAGCCAGAGCACCGAGTCCTGAAGCGTCCGGGTGTCTAATGACGGGCCTTCCGCTCTCACGAGTGTTGCTGTAGTTCCTATGTCTTCACCCACAGGAATTGGGACGCTATACGTCTCAAGTGTCTTGCGGAGATTTGCCACTTCCTCAATGAATCTCTCTTCGCTTCCTTCTTTCAGTGCTATGTTCAATTCGCGTAGGCTGTTCGTCGCCATGCGTACCTGTTCAACGCTTGCCCCTGGAGTCGCGCCGAAGTTCTGCGTCACAACCGCGATCTCGTATAGGTTGACTTCCTGCTTGTGCTCGATGCCTTCCTTGTCTCTCTTCGCTCGGATCGTTTTGAACCCATGACTCATATCGCTGTAGTATCCAGTCGATGGATCGTCCTCATGCGGCAACCCCACGTAGATCTCCATGCCTACAGTCGATTTCAGATTCGGTCGCCCTTCCTGAATAAGCAGCCCCGTCTCGTCTTCAACAACACCGCGCATCATTCCACCTGGATTGTGCCAGTTGTGATTCGCTGTCATCGGGAATGATCCACTGCGTGCCTTGATCGTCCGCTTGAATGACCCTGGATCGAAGATAGACTTATAGGAATCCAGAATATCGAAGAGTGACCCATGAGCAACGAACACACCCTTGCTGTCAATGTCGCGTATCTCTAGCGGAACCGTTCGTGTCTCAGTGAACATTTCTCACCACCTCAAACGATCTTTCTGGATTGGTCATATTCTCTCCCTAGTCGTGGCAGAAGTGCCTAAAGTGGACGTTGAGCGTCTTACTCCCTGCCGTCGCGCACTTCATTCGATAGTAGACAGTCTCGCCTTCTGGAATGTGTTCGCCACGCGCAGTAGATTGCCCAGAGCTTGATACAAGACTGATGTGTGATGCCACTCGCCATCTGCTGATAATCGTTTTGTCCGAACCGAAAGCAACCTCAACCATGTAGATCGTGCTATCTTGATTAGCTGATTCTGTGACCATTCCTGTTACGTGACCATCGCAAGCCGCGAACGAAGCTGACAGTGTTACAGGCGTCACTGCGGTGTCGTCTACAATCTCAGCCCATGTACTCCATACGTCCGCAGTTGCATGAGCTGTAAGCACACAAGCCAACTCAGAAGACGCTGGGAAGATCTCTGTGTCATGCACCGCCAGCTCGTACAGGTCATTCAATATGTCGCCGCATCTAGTACCCTGCATAATTCCCCCCTACGCCATCAAGTTAGCGAATATCGAAACAGTCGTTCCTGTAGCAGAAGCCACCGCCGTCTTGCAGCGGATGATGTAGAACGCCGCGCCCTCGTTTGTCGTGTCTTCCTTGTAGCTTCCAGCCGCCGACGTAATAGCGTCCCCAATTGCGAACACGCCAGCATCGCCCACTTGGGACGTGAGATACGGCGCACCGTAGAGCGTCACTACCACGTCCTTGTCAGATGGATTGTCTACGCAGTATGTCAAGTATCGCTTTCCCGTCGTGTTGAAGATCATCGCATGGTATTCAGCGTCGTTCGCTGCATACGTCCCGGTGATAAGAGTAGGCGTCCTCGAATCTCTAATCCCAGTTTGCCCTGGATGCGTTATCGTCGTTTTAATCACTGCATCTAATGCCATTTATCTCACCTAGTCCTTGTAGATCTCTACGCATCTACAGTTCACATCGTCGGTCCCGTCACCTGGGAACATCGCGCCGTTCGAGTACGCGTCGTCAAACGCTATCCATCCTTGCCCTGTGTTATTGACGTGCGCTACCCTCACACGGTCGTCGCCAGCGTCCAGCCATCCCTTCTTCTTAGCTACGCCGCTCTGTCTAGCAGACTCGTGCATCCCATACCCCGCTGCGTTATGTACCTCAGTCCGGGCAATCGTCATCGAGCGTGAGGTGGAGATGGAGCCGCCTACGCCTTCCCATGTATCGAAGGACGCCTTCACGTTCCTAGCTATCGTCGTCAGGCTTTGCCCTGAGTCCGTTCCGTCTAGTACCACCTTGCGGATGCGCAGCTTCGTCGTCTTCTGAATCTCCTTAACCTCGTCAGCCACCCGCGTAGTCACGTACTTCTTTACCTCTGCCGCCCACGGATCGAAGTCGCGTGATTCTTGCAGGGAATCTATCATGTCTTCTACGTCTGAGAATGATTTAGTTCGCGGCGTCAGCCCGTCAAACGTGTCCTGACCAAAGTCCTCGATGACGGCTCTGTATACGGCGGTAAGAGTCTTTATCCAATTGCTCCGCTGTGATTCAACAGCCCTGTCCGTATCTACATGTCCATTTTTGACAGCTTTGACCGCAGCCGCGCTTTCCGCCGTAAACAGAACCTTCACCTTCTCAGCCACACCGTTCTCCCAGCCTTGCCGCTTCCTGTCCGTCGCGCGATAGTGCAAGTCTGACACTGCATTTCCTGCCGACCTCTCAAGAATGCGTTTCCTCTCCCCGCGAGGTAAGCGCATCATCTCGACGGCGGTATATGATCGCCCCTCATCTACTGGCTCCTCACGTGTCGTGCCTACAGGGAGCAGCGTCACAGGGATATATCCATCCTTCGCGCAGTCCTTCTCATCGAATCCAAGTCCTAGGCGTTCGTTGACTGCCAACGGAGAGAAGCCCATTGAGAAATACTTCAATCCCTCTTCGGCGTTCTCCTTGCGTGCCTCGATCATCGGGATCGTCTGAGACATATCGTACTCGAAATAGATCCCGTCGAAGTGTGGCGCGAGCTGTGTATTCAGTATGCCTTCCATCATTGTCTTCTCAGGGATGATCGTGTTCTCCCACGTCGCCCTGAGTGCTTGCCGCATGTTCTCATACTTCGCAGGGATCAATCCCATAGCCTCAGCGTATACTCCGAAGCCAACGCACAGCTCCTGATTCGTGAGGTTAGATCCGCCCATGAAGTCCATATCTGAAGGCGTAGGCGTCGATGGCACGAACCCGCGTCCGTCCTCGATGACTAACAGCTTGCGTGCGTTCGCTGGCCCTTCCTTGAACTCCTTTAGCTGCTTCTGAAGGAGTTTGTATTGCTGATCTGTTTGCTTTCCTGTAATCATCGTACCGCTTGGCCACATACCATTCTTCATCGAGTGATACTGGAAGTCGGAAATCGCGTTGCCCGTGTCTACCAGCTTGGCGTTCGCCCTCAATACAGGCTGTCCGAATAGGTCGTCAGATGGATTGTAGTTCTTGAAGTGGACTATCTCGTCTTGATCGAACGGTACAGGATCGCTACCAGGTAACGTGTAGAAGTAGACCAGCTTGTCTCTGTACGCCTTGATGCTTACGCGGTCCGACCTCAGAGGATCGAGCCTCACGCTGTCGCCTACCTGGTTGATGTACCAATAGGCGTCCCCTGCCATGCAGAGGAACAACTCAGCGCGGAACTCTAGTTCGTCCATGGGGATCCGAGGGTTAGGATTGGCAATCATCCTTGCCGCTGGATGTGTATCTGCTACAGGATCGCCGGTATTGATGTCCTTGGCCACGAGAGGCATGGACTTGATGGCGTCACCACGGAACTTGGTAAGTCGATAGACGAGGAAGTGTGACTCATATCCTTCAAGCACGGCCTTCCTGGTATTCCAGTCGGTCCACTGCTCAACGCCATACTGGAGTGTTTGAGTTGTCTGGATTGTAGTGCGTGTCTCAGGCGCTAGAAAGTGAGCAAGGGCCACCCGTGGCCCGTCGCTTGCCCAGTCTAGGACCGCATTGCGTAAGCGCCCCATGCACTCCCCTCAGATAGATGAAGTCTGTCGGTCACACCTATCGGAGAGATACTAACACATCGGACGGTTATAAACAATCATGGTTGGTACTGAGGACTTGGGAAACTATATAGATTTGATGTCTAACATGCCTTTCCACACCATCTCATCACCTGGCTCCAAATGCTTCTTATTCCGCCTGGTGTCAATAACGAGGCTGTCTCCTACTTCCAGCGTAGCAGCAATACCATCCCATGAGCAATATACAGCCAACGATAGAGGCATGGATATTACGCCGTTCTTTGCCGGGCTAGGAAACACATCTCTAGTTCTTGAGCTATCGAACTTCGGAAAGTTTGGCGCTATGAATTCATTCATGATGCCTCCTAGTTCATAGCGATGTCGGGATGTGGTTAGTCGGAATTCTCTCAATCGGAATTCAGATGTTATCTCAGTCGGTCAGTCGGATGTTGACTGTTAGCGAATCGGGTATTAGAAGTTCCCCGGTTTTGGCATTGCCGGTTGCCAATTAATCAACAATTAGCAGTTGTTTGCTCATCTAAGAGCTGATAGTTGCAACGACTTAGCTGCTAAGCCTACTGTTTAAGGCACAGTGCGAGCCTATCATCCCACGCCCATCGCTATGTCAATGACCAAATATCTGAGGCGAACGGCGAGACGTTTAACTCGCCGCCGCAATGTTCTATTCCACGTATGGATCTTTGAACTCTTGGCCAAGCTCATCATCGACATCAAGCTCGGTCGTCCAGTTCGCTTGCTGAATGATCGCGTCAATCTTGCGCAGCCGCTTCGCGTGCCAGTCGAACGCATGCGTCACTTGCTGCATGGCGACCTTCGGAACCTTGGCGACAATATCGTCAATGCTCTCAGTCACGTTCTGGCGCTTTGCCTGAACAACGAACAGCCCATCGACATTGATTGGTCGGAGCCGGTCTACCTTCTCTTGGAGTTCCTTTCGTAGCAACAACGCTTCTGCCAATTTGATCTTCATGTGTTCCTCCTTGGATGATGTATTGTAACCGATTTGCGGCACATTTACAACCCGCCTACACTTGTATGCAATAGGGGTACAACTGTAGACAAAAGGGGTACACTCGTACCTATATCGGGTACGTTTACAATCAGGTCGCGCAATGTTGACAACCGCAGAACAAGACTATATGCGTACAGTATCGCGCTTGGTGCTACTTAGTGCTATTCAACCACTCAGTGGGTGTTTATCGTCCACGCTTGTTCACGCCATCGCCTCGTTCACGTCGCATGAACGTAGGCAAGGGGTACAGTCTTGTCTACTTACCATCGCCAAGGCACAGCCACCACATGCAGCCAAGCCAGCCAGCTAGGAAGCAGACAACGCAAGCGAGTATCCACAGTAGCATATCAATCAATCCCCCATCGCGGTTCAATGTGCATTCTCTTACTCCCGTTCCCGGCATCCCCTCCAACTGTGATATGCAGCCAGTGAGCGCCCATCGGATTAGCTGACATCTCCTTCGATGTCTCCCACGCCCCAGGCCGCTTGTATGACGGTAGCTGTAGATGCCACATGAGATCATGCCAGATTACCCCAGCGTTGGTTACGCGCTCCTTCACCTGCGGATGCTGCCAGCTTGAGTGGATATGCCCTGATACAATCACGTCGGCGTCAGGGTGAACCGCTGCCCTGAGATCCGCCTTGAGTATGCCCTTGCTGCGTCGAGCCGATCCGCCTGAGCCGTGCGTGTAGTACAGCAGCATTGATTCACTTCTGCGACCAGAGAACCGCACCTTCACATATCCGTCGTAGCCGCCTTGGATGATGCTACTCCCTTTGGAGTTCAATAGCGAGATCAATCCTGACGTTACGTTGTAATCGGAGTATTTAGCGATGGCCTGCTCGTGGTTGCCCTCTCCCATCAATACCCACATAGGGGCATAAGGGGCATAGAACTTTGCCGCCTCAGCAGTTATGGCGTTGAGGTACGAGTCGCTTATGTATTCGGCCTTCATGTCATTGTGCGCTCGCCGGGGATCTGTCCTAGTCTGCATACAGTCGAACAGGTCACCGAAGTCTAGTATCAGCGCCTCGCGTTCCTTAGCCAGCTCAAGGTGCTTCTTCTCCAGCTTCCTATCACACTGAGCTGAGTCGTGGTGCGCGTCCGACCGTAGCAGCAGCCATAGCTCGGTCGCGCTAGTTACATCGTCAACGTCGATAGTGATAATGTCTCTAGTCCTGCTCCATGATATAGCCATCTGCTCAGCTCCCTATGCGTCTATGAAACTATTATCGCTTCGCCTCGATATGTCCCGAACCTTCTTCGATCTGCGTATCGACTCGATCTCCACATGGTTGATCTTGTGTACCGCGTGGTGCAAGTGCGTCGAGCTGCGATGCTCAGACTCGATCTCCTTATCACGCCAACGCTTGATGAACGCGGATGTCTCTCTGCCTGGCGCTGGCTGTTCTACGTCGAATGCCGCTATCATGTCTGCGAGTGAGACTATGGGGTATTGCTTGATGGGCACTATACCTCCTACCAATCCACGAAGAAAGCGCCGTGGCCTTCCTCGCCTAGCATCAGCTCAGTTGCCGCCCAGACCATCGCGTCTATTCTATCATCATGCTCTAGCTCATCCAAGGGCGTCGTCATCTGGTCCTCTAGCTCGTGGAACGATCCGTGATGTATTCCGCGTCCTTGCTCATACAGTGCTGCGATAGGCTCAGCCCTCAGAACCTTGCCCCTGGTGGCTCTCACTTCCTTGTAGCTCACACTGGCGTTTACCTGTCTGATTGTGTTCTCGATCATGTCGCCGCCGTTGTTGACCTCTCCGATGATACGGTCAGCGTGCCACTTGAAGTAGGCGCTTACTGCCTTGTTCGCCCATTCCTTCGGCGAGTATTTCCCGCTTATGTCGTCAAGGACGTGGAACTGATTCCCCAGCTTGCCTGCAACGATGATGCCTGTCTGGTCTGAATCCTCTGTGTTCGTCACCGCAGGGTCTACAGCGACCACGATCCTGTCATACTCGAACTCCTCAGTAGAACGAAGGATATTATCGTACTTCCACAACGCCCGGTCATCATCGTCCTGCCACAGTCCAAGCAGGAACCTATCACGCTTACGCTTCGACAGCCCGTTAAGGATCTTCATAAACTTCGGATCGATGTTGTCGATGTTGTCTGCCGGGTTCATCAGTAGTGACGTGTAGCTATCGGGATCTGCTACAGGCGTCCTCTCTACAGGATCAACCTTCTCGATGAACAGACGGTGAGACCAGTGATGCTTGTGCGGCGTGTTCTCGTCATAGTAGCAACGGTTAATGACGCCTGACTTCTCAGCCAGCCTTGACAGCGCAGTCTCTACTGAGCCGTAGGATAGCTGCGAGCACTCGTTGAAGAAGATCGAACTGTACTCTGTTCCAAGGATCTTCTCTGAGCGTTCCTTCTCATCCAGCCCGCCTATCCATATCTCGCTACCGTTATCGAATCGCACGTAGAAGTCTGAGTCGTTCTTGTAGAAGGGCATAGGATCGCCAGCGTCATCCCTGAACGCCAAGCTAAACACGTCAGGCAATGTGTCAAGCCAGATGGATGTCTTTACGTGGTTGAAGTGTTGACGCAGGATGAGGTGACGTGACTTTGCAGCCAACGCACGGTCAATGAGGTTCATGAGGATGATGAACGTCTTGGATGATCGAGCGCCGCCATACAGAAGGATGTGCGTCGCCTCGCTCTTCATGAGGTCAAGGGCTTCGTACTGCTTGGGGTTGATGGTGAAGGGCTTAGGTTGTTCCATCGGCCTCCATTGCTAGGATGAACGCGCGGGTGATAGATCTAGGCGCAGACGTATCTATGATCTGGCCTAAGTCGAACCACCAATCACCGTTGCTCCCATCGAACTTACCAGCCCACCATTCGTCGCCGGATCTGATGACGGATATTCCAGCTAGTTCTGCCAACTCCCACGCGGCAGCGATGTCATTTGCGTAGTCTTGGACGATCACCGATTGCCCGTCTGGAGAGCGTATTAGTCTAGTGTCTTTGTGTAGTATTAGATCGGCAGTCTGCTTCAACCCCACATCGCTCAACTTCATCACTTCATCCCGCGTCATCCTCAACCTCCTCGCTCATCCATATCCGCGCCCACTTGCCCATCTCAGCCACCGGGAACATCTTCATCTCGAAGCCTAGTCCGTCCGGTAATTCATACGGACCACGGATATACAGCAGCATCGTTCCATCCTTGGACGTTACCTTGGCGTTGAATAGGGGTCGCATTTCACCTCAGTACTCTACGGAGACGGAACCGCATTTAATCGCATGGATACGGCTGTCTGGAAAAACGGTAATGCCAGACACCAGCCAATACAACCAACGGAGAACACGCAACTACAAACCATCCCGTCGGAATACTTCTATCAATCGCCATCAGCAACCCAGTAGCCATCATACCACCAGCGCAGAACATAAGGCAGAAACTCGTTACCAGATATGTCTTATTCACGATCTCTCCTCCTCCTGCTCCTCAGGCGCTCTAGCCTTGTCAAAGCTAAACGTCATGCTCGTCTTCTGGTCTACCTCGTGCTTGTCTTTCCAATCAAAGTTCTTGAGTGCGAAGATAGGCCCTGAACCGCCCTTGCTGCGGAGATCTTGCTCGTATGCGTTCTCTACGAAGAGCTTGGCTGTTTTTATCGTGTGGTAAAACTCTTCGCTATATCCCTCGTAATTGATGAGATCATGGCGGCTTGTGAACCCAAGCCACAGCGCAAGTCCGGTGATCGTAATCTTGTCGAACGCTGTCTCATCGAAGTAAGCGTCTATGGCATCAGACATCTCTGCAACCGTCTTGAACTTCCTCGGTCTACCGCCTGCGTGTTTCTCAGTCATCCTTATCCTCCTCAGGAGGCCCGCCCCATGTCCACTGCTTGCCGTCCCACAGGCCGAACCAGTTGTTTGCAATATACATACCTGGCTCGTCAGTAAGCGTCGGCCACTTCTCAGTCATCGTCCAAGCACCTCACCGCGAACTCTACTGCGTCAACCTCCCGCGCTGTGTAGTATTCGATAGTCACGTTGCCTAGATCAATCGTGATGTCTGGCATACCTGGGCGGAACACATGCGTAACAGTTCCCCAGTCGTCGCCTGCTTCAGAGAATACAATCTCTTCCTCAGCCATCAGTCATCCTTCGGAGCGTATACAACACCCGTAACATAGGCTCGTGGGATTTCTATCTGCTCACCAATGTCCGTCATGGCAATGTAGAGATCCTCTTTCTCTTCGATTCGCACAATCTCCCCATTCCACATACCGGCTTGGTCTCCACCGGTGTTAAGCTGTGACCATTTTTCGCCGTTGACCCAAATCGCCTGAATCGTTCTCTTCTCAGTCATCGCGGTCTCCATCTACGATAGATACGAAAATTATCATCCCACAAACTACCCCGAATGTTTCAGGCAGAATAGATACGTCACATACGTTTTCCGCATGGCCAATCCATGATATTACGTATCCAACGATTGAACACTCGGCCATAATTCTTATGTATCTCGTCAGCTTCTTAGCCATGCTATCACCACCTACCAGTATACAGCAAAACGGACGGCAGCGGCATCTTAGGCGCTTGGTCAACCCTGCCGCACACGAATGAATGGGTGAAAGGAGTCCAGATTGATGCCTGTGATAAGGCTCTGGAAAAAACCCAGCCAAGCTTGCGTGCGTATCTCACTACGCGTGCCGTCCGTTTCATATTATCCTTTCATCACCCCGAGCGGGCGCAGTTTCACGACCACTTCAACAAGATCAGATTCAGCAGCTATCACTTCGTCGATGTCCTTGTATGCTCCAGGGGCTTCACTGATGTCAGGTGCTCCCTTGCGAGTCTTGCCCCACCCACCAAACACGATGCCCTTCATATCAGCTTCACACTCCTCTACCGTATGAGTTCGGTTAAACTCAGCACGTCCGCTTGCTCTTCCAGCGCCATGGCTACAGCTCTCAAATGATTCTGGATTGCCAAGCCCACGCACAATATAGCTGGACGTTCCCATGCTGCCGGGGATAATGCCCAGCTGATCATTCTTAGCCTGCGTCGCGCCCTTACGATGCACCCACACATTCTTGCCGTAGTGATGCTCTATAGACGCAAAGTTGTGATGGATGTTGATCTCACGCATGAAGTCAGCTGAAGTCATCTCTCTGACAACACGCTTGAATATCATGAGCATTGCATCTCTGTTAGCCTGCGCAAATGCGAGAGCAAACTTCATCGCGTCGATGTACTGCGCTGCCTCATGGCTACCGATCGGAAGGAACGAAAGCGAGTCCTCGCCATTCCCTGGAGGCAACTGCGAATGCCACATTG